TATGGGTTCACAGATGCAGGGACAGCAGCAGCAGGCATATGATAGGCAATCGCAGGAGTTCTTGAGGATGGCAGCTGAGAACAACCCGTGGATTTCACAGTTATTCGGACTAGCGGGACTACAAGGTAATATGCAACCACAACAATACCAACCGAGTGGATTGAGTCAGATATTGGGGTTTGGCAGTAATTTCATCCCGTTTATTCCAGGTTGGGGAGGATAATAATGGCCAATTTTTATAATCCATATATGAAGACACCAGATTTTGGACAGGGTTCATCAGACATCGTTAATCAATTAATGATGATGATGATGATGAAACGAATGATGGGTGGTGGTGACCAACAACCACAGATGCCCACCACCATACCACCGCAAGGTGGGATGTCTGGTCAGCATGTCATGGGACAGGCTCAACCACAGATGGGTCAGCAACAGATGGACCCACAGATAATGATGATACTGCAAGCGCTCATGCGTAGGCAGGATGGAGAACAATAATGATGTTAAACGATGGAAGTGGAGGTTCTCAGATGAGACCTCAAATACAGACACAGCCACGACCTATGATGGGTGGTGGACAGGCACAGATGCGACCACCTATGATGGGTGGCGGAATGCCTATGGGACCAGGTGGACCCCCGATGGGAGGTATGCCACCGCAAATGGGTGGGATGAATGACGGTTCTGGACCGCCAATGGGACCACAGGGACCGATGAGACCGCCAATGATGGGTGGGCAGAGACCTATGGGTCAACCTATGGGCGGACAGATGGGCGGACCGCAGGGTATGCCACAGATACCGCCTCAGTTCATGCAGATGCTGATGCAGATGATGCAGCAGCGAGGTATGCCACAGATGGGCGGAGGTATGCCGCAGGCACAACAGCCTATGATGAGACCACCTATGGGATTGAACGACGGCTCTATGGGAGGGTAATATGCCACAGTACTACGGCTCACAGGGACCAGCTCAATATGCCATGAGGCAGCAGTCTAGACAAGACCAGCAGATGCAGAACATGCTGCGTATGATGATGCAGTTACGCGCTATGAAGCAGGATAGGACACAGTGGGAACAAGGGCAGGCTATGAAGCAGCAGGAGTTCGCCCTTGATAAAGAACAACTCAAATCTATAGACCAACACAGGAAAGCACAGGAAAGATACCAACAACACCTGATGGAACCTAAACCCTTAACGCCATCAGCGACAATGAAAACTATCGAGTATATGGTGGATAGGGGAATAGCCCCGAATGCAAAGGCAGCATACGATATGTACAAGGGGTTTAAAGACCCTGATAGGATTCGCGTCGAGGCACAGGCTAAGGCAGAGGGTACGGCGGCAGGTAAGCCACCAACACAAACTAAGCAAACAGCCTATGATAAACAGATTGCTAAAGCAAACCAACTATTCGATGAGGGGAAAATTTCACAAGAAGTACTAGATAGGAAGACAGCGGGTTTAAGCCCACCTCAATCTGAGGATGAAAAAATACGCAAGGGGTATTCAACCAGAGATAAGAACCTTGCTTTTGTATCTAAGGCTCATGCAAAAGTAGATGTCAAGGACATGAAAAAGCAAATTAAGGGAGTTTCTGGTGCATTCCCGACTGTCGATGGTGTACGTGTAGACATGCCGACAAAATATGGTACAGCCGTAATGAATACCGAGGACAGGGTGGCAACACCAGAGGATGAGGCAATCATACGGAAATATGACAAAATGTTTCAGGCATTTATAGGTAATGTCCTCCCCACATATAACTCATTTAAGGAGTTTGCCACAGATAAAGCGAAAGGGAAAGACTGGGATATGAAACAAGTAAAGCGGTGGTTTGATATATATAGATGATTCAACAAGAAGAATTTGATTTTTCTGTAGGTAAGCCTACCATTCCACCTGTGATAACTCCAGAAAAGACTGAGTTCGATTTCAGCGTTGGAGAACAACCAGAGCAGAAGCAAGTATCTTGGGGAGATATACTCAAGCCCAAGATGGAGAGTCAAGAGAAACTATGGGGTGGTGAGCTAGGTGTGGAGATTGGTGGAAAAACACCAATGGAACATGCTCAACAGTTCATGAAACCAGTAGCTGAGGAGGCTGTCGGTTTAGGTGAGGGTGCAGTAGCGGGTGTTGGTGAGTACGCGATGTTTATCCCTGGCTTAATTTCTGGAGTGGGGGCTTTAGCACTAGGTAAGGATTTTGAAGAAGCTGAAGCGTTCCAACACAAAGTAACATCTCCTCTAATACATAAACCAGTTACAGAAAAAGGAAAAATATATAAAGACGTAATTACATCTCCCTTGGCATTATTAGGCTTGGGTACAGAGAAGATGACTGAGGACATGGACCCTGAAACCGCAGCAGCAGTACGCATGGGGACTGGGGCAGTACTTATGTTTGCTGGTGGTCATCTCCATGGTAGTGCTAAAACATTCGTTGAAAATACTGTTAAGAAAGGCAAGTCTATAGCCAGAGCTAAGACCCTTATAGCTAAATCAAAGGATGTACCACCGGAATTAAAAAAAATAGTAGAGAAGCTACCTGACCTACCGCCCGAATCGAAAAAGTGGTCTCCCGACAGGAAACCCACACCACAGGAGATAGCAGAGCAGGCTAAACTCAGACAGCAGGCGATGGAGATGACTGCTGAGGAAACGGCTGGTAAGGGTGGTGTAGGTACTAGACAAGTAGAGCCTACCCCCGCGAAGGTAGGCGAAGGAATAAAAGAAGTCCACGCTGGATATAACATTAAAGAAGAACTCAAAAAGAGTATCCAGTTTCTAAAGGGCGAAGACCCGTACAAAATTGGTAAAAAAGAACTCACTAAAAAAGACGCATCCCTTGAACCACCCACATCTCCAACCTTAAAAAAGATACTCGATGAAAAACCAGTAGAACCACCCATGCCAGAAGCAGGGCAGGTTATATATGATGCCCTAGTAGAATCGAAGCCTTTGCGTGGGGAACAGGCTCAGATGGTCGCAGCCGAGCGTGGTAAAAAAATGGGGATTGGTCTAGAGGCAGCCAAGGAGTTAAGAGGCAAGGCTAGAGCAGAGGCATTCCGCAAGGCTCAAAAGGGTAAGGGTAAAAAACTACAGTTTGAGCCACCCAAAGTTCCCATTAAAGCTGAAGAAACCATGTATGATGTTGTTTGGGAGTCTCCTCTCATTAGTGAGTGGGAAAGGTTGTCCGCTAATGAAGGTCTAGGTAAGTTGATGGAAGGGAGAATCCCCTACGATTATGAAATCGGCTTATTAGATAGGGTGTTCCCTAAGTCCCTGGTTGATGTAATGATGAAAAAACGAACAACTTGGATGAAGATTAAACATGGAGTGTTGGAAGGCTCTGGTATACCCCGTGCTTTGATGGCATCGTGGGACTTCTCAGCACCGTTTAGGCAAGGTGCGTTCCTAGCTGCCAGATACCCGAAGCAGTTTTTTAAGTCATTCGGTAAAATGTTCGAGATGTTTGGTAGTGAGAAAGCATACCAGGCAGTGCATGAAAGCATAAAACAACGAGACACCTACCCATTGATGCGTAAGGCAGAACTCGCCATCACAGAAATGGATTCAATATTAAAATTAAGGGAAGAGCAGTTTATGTCACACTGGGCTGAGAAGATACCTCTCGTGAGGCGGTCTGGTAGGGCACACACTGGTTTCTTAAACCTATTACGTGCCAACGTATTCGATTCTTTGGTCAAGAGTGCCGAGAAGATGGGTCACAACCCACAACAGAACACATTCCTCATCAAGTCTCTGGGAAACTTTATAAATGTGGCGAGTGGACGAGGCTCATTGAAAAGCGTACTAGGTCTAAACCTAGAGAAGTCGGCAGTAATATTAAACCAAGCCCTATTCTCTCCACGCCTTATGAGTTCTCGACTCAAGCTACTAAACCCTGCATTCTATATCAAGGCACATCCGTTTGTCCGTAGACAGGCACTACAATCATTACTGGCATTCGTCGGTGCAGGAACTACGGTTCTCACTATACTCAAAGCTGCTGGTGCTGATGTAGAGATAGACCCAAGAAGCTCTCGCTTTGGTAAAGCCACTATAGGTAATACAAGTATAGACCCATGGGGTGGATTCATACAATACATTAGGACGGGAGCACAGGGCGCACTCGGTCAAACAAAGAGTGCTAAAACTGGTGACATAACAGAGGTGAAGGGCGTTAGGTTATTACCCTACCCGAAACTTCAGAAGGGTGAGGAAGGACCATATGCTCCGACAACATTAAGTCTAGGGTCACGTTGGTTGGAATACAAGCAAGCCCCACTACTGTCTTTTGCGACAGATTTATTGCGAGGGTCCACGGCATTTGGACCATTGGATTTTTCAAAGGGACTAGATGACCCGCTTGAGTTATCGGAGAACCCCATAGCACAGCGATTCATTCCTCTGGTCATGCAAGATATGATGGATATATATAGAGACAACCCCGACTTACTACCCGTTTCAGTATTAGGTTTATTCGGGGTTGGTCTGCAAACATACGAACCACGCAAGAAAAAAGGCGGAGGTTTCGGATACTAAAAGGAGAAATAATGTCTAGAAAATCTATCTTTGCTCTACTCGCCGTTCTTGAAACTGTTCTTTTATACTTTGCTACCCAGTTCGGACTGAGCATTGATGCCACCGCTTTAATCGGTGCCATCATACTGCTCGGCACATACATCACTCTGGAAGCAAATGCCGACTGGAAGAGAATTGTATCACAAACAGCGAGATTTAAAGACCCCGCTTTTTGGACTGTTTTATTGTCACAGGTACTTATCGCTGTCAATGAGGCATTCGCATTGAGCATACCCGTCGAGTTGATTGTCGGGTTGGTAGCCCTGATACTTGGTCTTATTTTTAAGGTTAAGAAAGACTAATGGGTATCAAGCTAGGAAAGATACTCGGAAAGATAATCCAGGTATTGACATACCTCAAGGGTATTGCAGACATACTGGGCTTGAAAAAGAAACACAAGAAACTAGGCAAGTAACCACGGGGGCAGGTAGCCCCCTGGATATATATGGGGGTTGATATGAAAAGATATATTCCTTTACTTGCTATTCTTATTCTTTGTATCGGTTGTATAGGCTACACGCCGCAGTTCGCACCTAAGAGTGTCATCACAAATATACGGGCACACACCGTATCTATCGCTACCTACTACATCATGGATAGCGAACTCTACGCCAGTTTCATGCGGGCACAATCAAACAAGGTGTGTTACCCAGTCAAAATAGACGGACAGAAAAAAGCGGCCGCAATCATAGGGTCGGGCACTATCCTACGTGACAACTATATCATCACAGTTCGCCATATGTTCGATGACCACTATGGTGTACCACCTTCACAGATATGGGTATTCATTCCTGGATGGGATCATGCGGTAGAGGCAGACCTTATATGTAAGTCAGAAGATGGTACATTCTGGGATGATTACGCAGTCATAAAACTGCGTGAGGACGTTGGGCTACCTGGGCTAAGGATAGGATACACACAGCCGCAGCCTGGAGAGAAGGTGATTAACACGGGTAGCACGGGTGGTTTCGCATTCTTCTCACGATACTCACGCGTAACGTCACTTCAATACTATTTTAAGCGTGGATTAGACGACATCCTTCACTTGACACCATGGGAGGATTTCCCTTATATGTGTATGTTTCCTGGAGGTGGTGGAGATTCGGGGGGTAGTATATGCAATATAAAAGGAGAGTTAATCGGCATAATGTATTGCGGACTAACAAACCAAAGCGAAGAATACGTGTTTGCAAACCCTTTAAGTTTGCTCCACTCTTTCCTCGCAAAAAACGGATTGGGGCACCTGAAATGAGTTTCATCTGCGGTATGAAAACAGACAAGAAGGTGCTTATATGTATCGCCATAGCCTTTGTATTAGTCTTAGCGTGCTTATCGCTGTGGGGCAGGGACACGAATGAGAATATCTGGACATATAGGAACACGGGAAACACAAGCATAGGTGAGTTTTTGGTTGAGGCAGGAGAGCAGATACAGTACAGGCAGGAACATCTCGGGTGGCATATATATAAGATAAAGTTTGAGATAGCCCGTGACCTTGTGCGTCAGCCAAAACTACATCTAGTGGTGGTGTACTATGAAAAATAAGCTAACAACCACACAACGGGATAAGCTAAAAAATATACTGGAGAAACTGGGGATACTGTTCGTTAGTATAGTTCTCGGTTACATGGCGGTGAGTATAATGATAAAATTCTTTGCATGGGCGGTGGGTAGATGAAAGCAGACGACGTTTACACGATTCTGTGTAAGTTTATAGAGAATGATTTCCGACACCTGAGGAGAAAGGTGGACTGGATATTCTACACCCTCATCACCCTATTACTTGGAATTATCTCTGGCTTGGTGCTACTGATAATTAGAATCAAGTCTGTGATGCCACTGATATAGATATATGAAAACGTTTAATAAGAATATGCCTTATTATTTGAAAGCGGGGTATCGTTGAATAAAGACGAACAATCTGAATCAATCAAGCCACATAGAGAGGGCGATGCACAGTTCCTTAGGAACAACTATCTCGCGGTAATTAAACTGCACACGGATGACGAGGGGAACTTATGTGGTACTCACCAAGAGATTCGCAATTATCTAAAAGCCTGTTCCGACCTTGCAAAACTACAGCATCTCTTGCAGAGAGAGAAGGACGAAGATAAGCCAAAAAAGAAAGAGTCCCCTTTCACAGAGGTTCAAGAGAAAGCAATAAATGATAGGGTGGCAAAAACAATACCCGAATGGAACGAACTCAAAAAGAATACCTAAGGAGGCTTTGCCTTTCAAGCCTCTATTATTTCGTAGAGCTTATCATCATGCACGCGATACGTGATGATAAGGACCACCCTCGACTCCAACTCCAACCCTTTCATAAAGATGTCCTAGACTTCTGCCAGGACACACGCTACAAACGCAAGGGTATACTCATGCCCCGTTACTTCCTCAAGTCTACCATGGTTCCATGTTCCATGCCAATATGGTTATGGTTACACAACCCTGAAATTAAATCCATGATAGTGACAGAGACACACAAGAAAGCAGAGGACTCTTTGAACTTCATCAAGGGTCAGCTTGAGAGGAACGAACTACTCCGCTATATCTTCCCCGAGTGTGTAGTAGAGGACACATGGAAGCGACAGCACAGGTGGTCAAGTATAGCACTTGACCTACCCTCGAAAGGTGTTGCAAAAGACCCCTCGATTCAGGTGTTGGGCGTTGGTAATGCAGCACAGGGTATCCATGTAGACTACATTTTCCCAGACGACATCATAGGGCAGAAGGACATGCTCTCTTCTATCGAGGCACAGAATACCTGGACTTGGTATTCTAATTTAGAGGAGTTATTAATTACTCCAGACCGTACTAAACCACACGCATCTTCCATCATTATAACGGGAACACATTATTGTCCTGGCGATATGTACGACAGGATACAAAAAGAACGACATGAATACAGGTGGATGAAAGTACCAGCCGAGCAGGATGGCGACCCGATATGGCCTGAGAAACTATCGCGTGAGGCGATAGATGAGATGAAGAATGACCCTGACAGGAGCATCGTATACTACACACAGATGCAGAACAACCCGATGGAGTCTGGGCTTACCGCGTTTAAGCCTGAGTGGAAACGGTTCTACCAGTTGTCAAAGAATGAGGATGGTGAGGAGGTCATACTATGGATAGACCAGGAAGATGAACGCCATGCTGTACGCCTGAAAGAGTTGGACAAATCAGCAACGATAGACCCTGCTACCCTCGCGGCAAGTATGAAATCCGCGTGTAGGACTGCCATCGTTGTTGTTGGGGTACACACCAAGACTAATACTAAGTTCGTGTTGGAAGCGTGGGGTAAGAAAATTCATAAGCCGTCCGAGTTATACAATAAGATATTCGAGTTCCAAAAACGCTACCGTCCACGACGGTGGGGTATCGAAACCTTCTCCCAACAGAACTGGGCGAAAGACACAATCCTCACCGCGGCGCGAGATAAAAATTTGAGCATATACCTGAGGGATCTACCTAAAGACCAAGGTAAGGATGCTAAGGCACGCCGTATAGAGGCACTACAGGAGGACTTTGCTTGCGGGCAGGTGTACTTCCATGAGACACAGCGTAACCTGATAGGTGAGTTCCATGGGTATCCCATGGCACCTACCAATGATTTAATGGACTGCCTGGGGTATCATAAATATTGGTGGAAAAATGCGGGTAGTGTAGAAGATGTAGATGAGAACCTCAAGAGGCAGGAGTCACGGTATAGATTTGAGGGCGGTATCACGGGTTACGGGTCTTCATACTCCTAGATTTTTAATATCCCTACTTAGTTCTACTTTACTCTCCACTTTTATGTCAGAGGTGGGTTGACTCACTTCTGACTTCGCGGTTTCCTTGGTGGAAACACTTCGTTCGCCACGCGGAAACTCATCTACCCCCGCTAGTTTACCTATTACTTCCATTACCTCTGCGGCAATCGACGGGTGTATATTAGCGTTACAGTTCTTCCTTTTATTGTATGCCAGCTGTAGCACGTCTTTCTTATACCATACATCATAGATGACTATCTTCTTTGACGGGGGGTAGTAGAATATGAAATTACCCTGCCGTTTTTCAGTATCGGTCACTAGATACCCATCGTTCCGCGCGTAGTGTATTTTCTCAATCATCCTCTACCTCCACGCCTATTTCTTTGAGCCAAAATTCAAGCCTTTTATAAGATGGATATGTTCTTATATAATCAAGCCCACGTTGTACTTCATCAATAC